CCAGCCGCTCATACGCGGTATTGGATGCATATTCTCCTTTGTAAGATATTCCGATTTTTCCGAGAGCATTGTAACCTTCCGGTGCTGCCATGTCATTGTCCTCCTTATGCTACCTTCCAATATAAAACATTATCAACTACTACAAAATCCACACCCACACCGTCCTTCATATAAAGTTGCATGGTTGTTTCATCGAGGTAAAACTTAGGCTCTGTGATGCTCGCATACGTTTCTGCTCGATCCGCATCAATCTTTGCCTGTTTGGCGGATGCTGCAGCCGATGTCGCCTGCTGTGTAGCAGTCTCCGCCTGCACGGTAATGTCAGCCAGATAATCCGGTTGGAGCATCTCCGCTGTAACACTGCCCTTTTTAATGGCAGCTTTTACCTTGCCATCAGATCCGATCGTCCAGTAAATCGTGTCTGAATCCAGAAACTCAAACTGCGTAATCAGCGCTGACAGATCAATGTATTTCTGCGTGCCATCTTTTAAATAAATGATCAGACGTTCCGTGTCCTGGTCATAATCAAAGTTAATAGCGACCTGTGCCAGCAGAGTATGCAGCACACTTGTGGCCCCGGAATAATATGTAACTGTAATGTCACCATTATCCTGGTTAATAGTAATGCCTGTGATCATTCCACTGGCTTCCGTTGTTGGCAACTTGGTCAAGTTAAGTCTAATTACACGATCATCGATCTCGCTTACTCCCCGGCTCAACCTGTCCAAGTTGGTTTTATTAAGCGGTGTGTTGATAGACGGGCGATTCTCCCAAGGTTCAAAATCATACGCCTTCTGCATCATCCTTCACCTCTTCTTTCTCTGCTGCATCCCTGGCAGCGATCTCAGCAAGCAACGCATCCTTTGCCTTTTGCTCCTGTTTGAGCAATATTTCCTGCAGGGCCATGCGCTTTACTTCCTCCGGCAGATCTGATTTTTCCACAAAATTAGTGATTGCCTGACTAAATTCTCTAATTTCTAAATTTCTCATATGACCTCCTAATCTTCCGGTCCAAGATATGTAATGACCGTTGATGCATTGATACGCTGTGTGCGCCACGCTACTACCGTGCCTTTATAATTCATGTAGCCCCACACGCCGATTGCCTGCACACTGACCAGATCTACGCTGGACAGCTTATTTACTATGGTCGCTGCGCTGATCTTGTCCGCTTTGATTTCTCCCGCAGACGTCCAGTTGGCTACTTCCATGTAATTAGCCTTTACGGTTCCGGCGCTGATATAGTTGGCTTCTACCGTTCCCAAACGGGCGCTTACACCATTTAAGTCAGATACAGTCACATGATCCGCTTCCAGGCTCCCCACGCGGCCACTGACGGCATTCAGAGAGTCAATGGTTGCCTTGGTGGCAATCAGGTTGTTCAGTTCCAGTTTTGTCACATTCAGGGTATCGATAGTCGCATACTTGACTACCATCTCATCTGCATTTACGATACCGACCAGATCTATCCTCTCGGCCTTAATTTTGATGCTTTCCGCCGTCTGATTGATCTCAGATACGATATTGTCCTTGGATACCTTGGTAAGGATCTGCTGTGCATTGATGCTGATCTGCGTGGACAGATTCTGGTTGATATCTTTCATTTCCAGACGAGTTTCATCCACCGTCCTAGTCAGTGTGTTGGTTTTTCCCTTTAACTGGATAATCTGCTTCTGCAGTCCATTAACCTGTCCGGTCCTGTACTCCTCACCCTCCGCTGTATAACTGTCCCGGAGTGCCTGGATGCCTTTTAATGTGCGCTGCAGGATATAGGTATAAATGGTCTCCCGAGTCGTGTGCAACAAGATGCCATCCCCCACCTCCAGGCAAGGATTGCCGCGAGCTTCCACTTGTGCCGGACGGTACCATACGACTCCAATCACGCTGAGGACGTTGTCTGCGATGGTCTGCAGGTCTGCAGCAGACTTGCCATACACCAAAAAGTTATCCTCTATGATGTAACAGTTATTACCGATACCGGAGATAGCACCGATGTCGTTCTCTTCCTGCCGGATCTGCAGCTTATCAATATGCTGACAAATAAAGTCTTCATACTGACAAGAGATATAGTGGCTACGAGATACCTCTGTGGTGCCCATCGGATCTGCGGGATAAAGGTCATCGGACGGATACAGATCATCCGCAGGATACAGCCCCTCTATCATCCGCTCCAGCAACACATACCGTAATTTTCCATTTCTGCCGATATGTCCAAAGCAACCATTGATCTCACAGATGGCTTCTATGACTGTCTTTCCAGGGAGTTCTCCGGGATCTATGGTCTTTTCCACCATCATTGCATCGTTAATCAGAGTAATCTCTTCCTGTTCCACACCGACATAGGAGCAAAAGCTATCCCTAAACTGTCGGAGCGTCATCGGAAAAGTCAGGCTGTTGTACCACCCGGACACCTCCGCATTCAGGATTTCGTACATAGCATCATAGGCTACGATATCCTTATAAAGTCTGTCCGCCGTCGGCTTGTCCGAATATACCTTATACTCTCCCAACTGATAGGCTTCGTCCTGACCTGCAAGCAAGATAGACACTCTCATTTTCTTACCCTTGAAATTCTCTGCCGTATCAAGTACCTTTATTTCAAAAGACGATGCATTGCAGCAGCCGAACCGAAGTTCCTGCTCATCACAGATGGACTCTGTCACAGTCATTGTCTCTGATTGGAACTCGGCATTGGTCAGGGTGGTGCCGGATCCCGAATATGTAATTATCAGCTGTTTATCCACAGAGTCATCATAAAACATCTGCTGTATACTTTTTTCCATGCTAATACTCCACCAACGTCACCTTGAAATCGTTGTAATCTATGTCACTCTCCTGCTCTGATAATGTGTGGATGCTGTAAGTAGTGTCTGACATATAAAAAATTCCAGAAGAATACTCCAGTGTCTCATCATTCCAGTAGGTACACCTGACTCTTCTCTGATTCTTTTCCGTCTGAGGGAGCTCTGCAAGTCCAATGATATTGTTCCACGCTCTTCTCTCTTCCAGATTCATTTCTCTAATATTCAAAGTCAGTTTCGTTTTAAAATTAGGCGATGTCTCCCGGTGCAATAGAATATTGGCATCTCTGTAGGCATCTATCTCCACACGCTGATTCGGAGTACTTTCCCAACCATCCGCCAATAAGAAGGAGTTGGGGAGAACAACGTCCCCAAACTTAATTAACCATCCTCCAAATTTCTGCATTGTTCTCCCTCCTTCCTAAATAAATGCACTCTGTCCATGTGTATTCTGGTACATCCTATCCTGCCGTACCGTCTCACGGAAGATTTCCTTTCCATCCAGTTGCGCCACAAACGTATAATTTCCACCACCATTTTCCGCCTGTGCCTGCTTAAATGCTTCAATCATAGTAGCCAATGGTGTCTCGATGTTGGTCTGCCCTCTGGGCTGATCTCCGAGAATTGCCGTAAATGGCTTCCCACCCTGAATCACTGCACCGTTGGCCAGACGAGGAAGCGATACTTGCGCATTCCAGTTCGGAATATTAGGGCTCCATTTTTTTCCACCCCATCCAAATGGTACCCAGTCCGGAATGTCAATACTCAGCGAATTAATAGCGTCAATGATAAAATTGATAGCTTTAATGAACCCATTTGCAAAAGATTCCGCTATGATATTTCCCATATTTACAGCGTCTTTTGCAAATCCTACGATTGCATCAAATGCACCTTTCCAGTCTCCTACAAACACTCTCTTTACAAAAGTTCCCAGCTTCCCTAGCATGTCCTGTAGTGTGGTCAATGCCTCTTCACCATTACCGGCCCATACGACCACTCCAACAATAGCCGCGATCACAGCCATCACGGCACCTACAACCACTGTGGCCGCTCCACCAAGCGTAAGGAACACCCCTGCCAATATTGCACCTGCAGAAATCAGCAGCAGTGTCATATTCTGGGCATTTACCCCATTCTCAGTTATATCCTTAAGTGCAAGTATCAAGCCCGCTGCTCCGCCAACAATCAGCCCAATTCCTGCGGCTACCGGCCCGAATAATATCAGTAATCCGGTCACTGCCAGTGCCAGTCCAGAGACATATCCTACAATACCTTCCCAGTCCACACCGTCTTTCCACATTTTTACATAGTTGTATACCATCAATGCTGCCCCGGCGATCAGCATAATCAATCCGAGAGCCGTAGACAGATATGGTGCAAGTCCGCCAAGATCTTTCAGCAATCCTGCTATGCGCCATGCAAGCAGCGCAATTCCTATCGCAATCGCTAATGGCTTTATAATTTCCAGCAACTTCTTGGCTTTTTCCAGAAGTTCCACCATTTTCGGATCTATCGTAGCCTCTTCAAAAGCATCCTTACCGGTCAGTTCTCCTCCACCTGTTGTAGATCCTCCTTGATCACTTAACACATTCAGTTCGTCGAATGATGCCAGGGCTTTTTTTGCAGACTTGCTGGCGGTATCCAAAGACTTTGCATAATCTATGGTCTGTTTTTTTGCCCGGGTGTAAGTACTTTTTCCCTGTAAGATTGCCAGGAACTGTGCCACGGCATCCGCCGCCTTGATCAACCAGTTAATAAGCTTTACCAAGTACGGAATAGCCATATTTACGATAGGCTCAAATGCTGCTGCCAGGCTGTTTTTAAACTGGGCGCAGCTGCTTTGCAAGGCAGACATCTGCGCATTATAGTCCTTAGAATATTGAGCAAGATTCCGGAAGCCTTCTTTCATTGCGGATACCATTGCATTAAATCCCTTAGATATCCAATTAAATATAAATAAGCTCAGTAAAATGCCCTTCAGGCGGCTGGCCATTGTAGATAACAGATTTCCCGATTTTTTCGCACTGGTTCCGCAGGAATCCAATGCCTTTCTTCCCTTGGATTCCAGTTCAGAAAAGCCATTTCGAATTGTATGAACCTCTTTGTTGATCTCTGCAAGTCTGGCAGACAGCTCATCATATTCCTGATATCCGTCTGTTACTCCAGCCCTTTTCAGTAGCGCCATGCGCTCTGTAATCTGTTCCTGCTCCTGCATCAAGGCAACCATATTCTGATCAGCTACCACAGCATTGTTTTTTATATCAATCAGCTGTTGTTCTGCTGCCTGTTGCTCCCTGATCTTCTCAGCAATTTTTTCTTCCTTCTCACTGACTTTGTCTGCAGCACTGGCCTGTTGATCAATCTGAGCCATAATGGCATCTGAATCATACTGCTGATACCCTACTGCATCCCGCGGAGCAATCGTTTCACCTACCGTAGCACTTTCTTTGGCCATTTCGGCTGCTGCCTCTTCTGCTTTTTTCTTGTTCCGCTCCATGATACTGTCAAAATTCTTCTCGAATTTATCCCAGTCTTCTTTTGACCATCCCTCCGGTGTCAGGCTGGTGTCCTTGGCTTTCTCCTCCAGTTCATCCAGCTTTTTTTCGATGTGTTCAGCGCCCTTATCCAGTTTTGAATTGTCCAGATCAGAATGTAATCTGATCTCAGTATCGTACTTTGCCATGATGCCTCCTTAATCAAAAAAGAGCCTGCCGACACCTATCCGGTATCAACTGGCTCACTGGCTCTTTGTCGACTTATTGATTTTGGCATATTTCATAAATTCATCAATTCTTGCCTGCTCCTCAGGTGTGATTTTCTCATCCTTTGGTGCCTTAATAGCAAATATCTTTTTAGCGCTCCTATATGCGTTTTTCTCTTCCTGTGACATTTTTGAGGTGATCTTCTTCTGTCGTATGTCCATTACATGGGTCAGGGAGCTCTCCTGGAGGTTCCCCAGCAGTCCCATAAAAACGAACCAGTGCATTTCTGCCTTCTGCAGATCTATATGATACTGGTTGCGGAAAGCTGCATATATTCTCCACTGGTCCATATCCCAGTCCATGATAATATCTTCGTTTTTCTTCTGCTGATAATTGTCATGGTTAAATTCTGTCATAAACCATTCAATTGCCTTCGCAGCTTCCTGCGGTTCTGGGCATTTCTCGGGAAAAAGCAAATACGATGCAATATAAAATCGCTCCATATCCGATAAATCAGGATCTGACATACACATGGACATTTTTATTCCCGTCCGGAAAGAAGCCGAAATAGGATATCCTTTCCAGTCTGTTGGAAGCTGATCCAACATAATATTAAACATATGTCTCCCCCACTATTTATGGTGTCTGCGGTTTTGGCGGTTCCTATTGTGATTTATGTTCCCACCATTTCTTTCTCTGCTGTATTTCTCCCAAAGCTCCTTGTTTCTACCATTTGCATATCTCTGTGCAATGGGGATGATCTGATCAAAGAAATCAGTAATCAGAATAGGACTTGGAGTGATCTCCCCAAATACCTTCTTACATGTCCTTTCTCCGAACACTCTGTCAATGTCAGACATGATCTCGTTAGTCTTTCCAATCATGATCCGAAGCTGCTCTATTTCCGGTTTTCTCATAAATTCTTCTGCAGCTACATATTTTTTAACTTTTTCCAGATTATCTATCAGTTCTGTGAAATCTGCATAGAATTCCTGGCTTCCAAAATTGCAGACAATCGTATCTCCCTTGTCATTTACCTGTACTTCTGTGCCACCCTTGATAGCATTGATTTTTTCCATGTATTACCATCCTCTCTGAATGTGATGGACGACAGAGAGGTGCGCCCACCACATATGTTAATATTGATTAACACCTGTATTATTTTGCGGAATCCGCTGTGAATGTATTGGTTTCGATATTAAATTTACCCTTGATGTCATCACCAGCCTGCTTTACACTCAGCACATTATGGACATAATCCCCGCCATCTCCACCATTGGAAGTAACCGATACTGTACACGGTACCCTGATTGCTTTATAGGTTCCCTCCTCGGCCTGCACCGCATCTTTCAAACGCAGTCTTACAAAAGATGTGTGAGCCTTTGCACCTACAGGAAGATCATCCACCAGTTTATCGATCATTTTCTGTACGTCATCATCTTCACAGTCTTCCTTGTCCACATCAAACGCTCTCTGATAGGACTTTACCTTATTGGATGCCTTTGCCATATTAATATAGTGCTTCGTATCCTCCTCCGGGTTCATCTCCTCTGTGAGGGATTCTACACCATTGCCAAGCAACGCATACTTCGGTTCTTCTGCTCCCATAGTGGTATCAATGTAATGCCTTAAATCTTCTCTCATTTTACCTGAGTTCCTTTCTTATATTCGATAAAAATCGTCATTTGATACAATGCTTCGTTCTGCCCATTCTCTCCCATAAAAAACGGGCTTGACACTCCTACTGTCTTGACGGTTCCACCCTGGATATCAGGAAAGTTTCTGTTACGGTTCCTATCCTCGATCCAGTCCGTTAACTGCTCCATCCAGCTTCCGTTTTCGATGCAGCTTTTATCCGTCTGAGTATCCAGTCTTACCACGAATTGATAGTAGTCCTTGTGGATTTCGACTCCGCTGATATACTTTCTCACATTAGTCATAGGTTCTTTGACTAACGCAAAATTGACATTGCCACGCATCCGGTCCGTATCGATATGTTTCATACTCTCCGGAGAGAATTCTTTCAACCATTTGATAATGGATTGTGATACCGTCATTTTAGCAACTCCTCCTGAAGTTTTTTCTCTATCTTTTCCAGTCCGCCATTCTGCAGCATACGGTCTGCCCAGTGTGCCCCGCGCAGTGTACCGTTACCATATTCCAGGCTTCGTTTTGTAGGCACCTTATCTACATCTTTTCTGGATCTCCAACCATTGTCTGTCTTGAAACCCGCGCAATGCAGGTCCGGATCCTCATAGACGATGCCTTCCCACATATAATGTGCATACGGTTTATTCCACACAACATCTGCATCATTTTCTATGTGTCCACTTAAACTAAGTCCACCATCAGCTAATGGGATATATGGATCTGATAACTTCAATATTTCATTCGCGCAGATCTGTTGCAGCCTACCTTTTTCTTCCAGTCCCAATGTCTTTATGCATACACCCGGATCGAAATTACGAGTTACTTTCAGAGAATGAAATCCAGTTTTTGCCATATTTCACCTGTTGCACCGGTGCAACTTTACCTTCCCACAACTTTTATGTTCTTCAGTCGAATTCTTCCACGATTGTCGGATACCTCCGTAACGGTAACTGCATACTGGAAATCTTCTTTCAGATCTGTCAGGCGATAGTGTTCTCCTATCTCTTTTTCTGATTCTCCCAGGACCAGCTTATCCTGGTTTGTTCGTACATCCAGTGTCCAGTACTCTGCTGCCTCTTCCGCTGACAACTTCCGGAATTTCTGTGGATCCAGGTAAGGTTTGTTGCCATATCCCCTCTGGAAGTCCACCGTGATGCTCTCAACCTTGCTTTCCGTCTGCACTCCACCGGAAGATGTTACATCCGTTTTATTGTGACGCCACTGAACTCCCTTCACTACTGATCTGAGCCATACTTCTTCGTCTGTCTTCGGATCTCTATGGAAATTATAGACTGTCATAGTATCCGTAAAAAGAACACTCATAGCGCACCTGCCAGTCCCGTACCGGATAGTCCCGAACGTATTACAGAGGTTAGCTGCGTTTCCTTCTCCTGCGCTGTTGTGACCTTATAGGATTCCGAATACCCGTCATTACTGACGGATGCTATACCGGTACCCATTCCGGAGGCATCCTGCGCTTCGATAGTATTGAGCAGCTGGCAAAATGTATCCTGGATCTGCACATGGACCTGCTGCTGGAAGTCTGTTGCTGTGTCCTCGTTATAAGCATCCTCAAACCGCTTTGCCCTCATATGGGTGATGGAATTAAACTTAATCTCTGCCCTTTTTGAAATCTTATCAAATTCTTCCTGGTCAGAAATATTAGAATAAAGGGAGCTGTAATACTCCCACGTTATGTAAGACATACTGCTCCCTCCTTTTCTACTCTTCTGCGGGATCCTGATCTTCCGCCTTGGTCTTTTTATTCGCTTTCTTGGCTTTCAGATCTTCAATCTCCTGTGTCAGTGCTGCATTCTCGGCTTTCAGATCTGCGATCTCCTGTTTCAGTGCTGCATTCTCGGCTTTCAGATCTGCGATCTCCTGTTTCAGTGCTGCATCTTTTGGAATTGCTCCCATACCTACTGTCCTCATATACTACCTCCTACGCCTGGTGGCTTAAGTAGATACCAGCCACCTTATTCTTGTAGACATCCACAATACCATACTTACGATACTTGATGATATCAGCATCAGCATCCGGGTTTGCAGATGCAGGAATCACATTAGATACCACATGCTTGTCATGTTTGATGATTGCGGGCTTGTGAATGATCATAAAGTTAATGGATTTTGCAGCTTCCTGCACCATCTCATAGTAAGAGGACATAGACCCAGCGGATGCACTGGAACCAGCAACGGGAGAATAAACTCCACCGCTCTCCGTGTAATATGTCTTACTGGTTACCGGTGTAATGTCCTTAGTCTTTTCATACTTTGCAGTACCCTTTCGATAATGTCCTGCTTCCTCTCCTGCAGACTTACCGTCCAGCAGATCAATAGATGTATAAAATCTGCCCTGAGGTACGGGTTTCTTGATAGTGAATCCCGCCAAAATCTCCTTGGACTTATAAGTATCCATCATTACCAATGCATTGAGCAGATTGGCTGTTGCATACAGGATTCTGCCCTCTTCCGGTACCTCGTCATTATCCATCGTATTCTTAGCCTCCAGCAATTCTGCAAGGAACTCCTCTGCTGTGACAATTTTCTTTGCCTCACCTTTAGAAATACCTTCAATTCCGGCCAGAGTAGCAAATGTAAATGCATCCGCTTCCGGTGCTACTTTGGTACGCATAAGTTCCGCACCTGCCATGCCAAATGCCAGTTTATAGGTTTCCTGATTATCCATAGCATCTACAGACAACTTGGCACCACGATCATAGTTATATTCAGTGGATACCCACTTGAAATCTACAGTGCCTTCCGTGTAACCACTATTACGGTCATACTCTCCCAGACCGGTTACTGCAATCTGGGGATATACGATTTCCTTTGCATTTGCTCCGGCCCTTGCCATTGCGGGATCTCCCGTCAGATCTCTGGTAACGGATTCTCTCTGATACACCTCATCAAGCAGAGGTGCGAAATTTTTTGCTAAAATAATTGTGTTAGACATTTAATTCTCCCTTCTTATTTTGTCTCCGATACAGTGGGCAATCCCATAGCGGCTCTCATTGCAGCATCATCTGCATTCGATCCACCTCCGGTTCTCACCTGTCCGATCAGATTTCCTGTTCCTACCGGATTAGGCTCCGGTGCGCCGAAGAGCATTTTACTATCTTCTGCTTCTGTTAAGGCTTTCAGTGCTGCTGCGATATCCTCTTTCTGGTTTTTAGATGCTTTCAGTGTTTCCACATCCAACAGCGCCATAATAGCCTTGGCATTCTTGCCATTGGCCGCAGCAATGTTTTCTTTCACAAGATCATTAAAATCGCGATCTGCAATCTTAGCATCATAATCCTTCTGGATATTAGCTTTTTCTGTTTCCAGATCATTGATTCTCTGATTCAGGCCAGACACATCTACATCCTTAAATCCGTCTAACTTATCCTGTAAGTCTTTCATGGCGGTATCATTAGCCTTGATAGTCTCATTGGCTGCGTCCAGCTTCTTGGCCTGATTGTCATAGTCAGTCATGGTCTTGTAATTCTCCAGTACGGTCTTTTCAAATTCCTTTTTCTTGTCCTCCGGCACTTCCAGACCATACTCTTTCATGATTTCAAAAATGTTCTTCATATTATCCTCCTAAAATATTTTTTGAATCGCACTTTCTGCGATATGGGAAATTGCGGAAGCAGGGATCGAACCTGCGACCTCCGGGGCATGAGCCCGGCGAGCTGCCTCTGCTCCATTCCGCCATCGTAGAACAAAAAAGAGCCAAGGATCAATTCACTTGGAATTGATCACATCGGCTCTTGGCTCTACATTGATCACTATTTCATTTTTACATTTCTTGCAGTATGCCGGAAAATTACATATCTTCGTATTCGGCAACACTTTTAAGAAGTGCGGATTACCACATTTCGGGCATTTGCACCACTTAGAACTCATATATTACCAACTTTCTCCTTTTGGTTGGCTTAAGTGTCTCACAAGATGTATTATAAAGCAAACTTATGTTTGTTTCAATATTTTTTTACTCCAAAACCCATTCTTTTAGTTTGGAAGACTTTTCTTCCTCTTCTTTCAGTTTTTTTTCATTTTCTTCCGGAGTATCATTATATTTTTTTACAACATCCTTTAAGTCTTTTCCCTTCATTTCAGTTCTCTCCACTCTATTCCATAATCCTCCATCATGGTTTCCAATGCTTTTACATGTGCTTCCTCCATTGACAAATAATGCGGTGCTCCATGATATTTATATATCCTTCTGTCAAGTACTCCTGATGTAAAAGGCTTATCCCCTACGCTATAAGTATATACCTTCCCGTTATGTGTTGCAATAATACCTTGCCTGTATTTTCTGTATCCAAGGCTTACGTAGTCTGCTCCATCTGGCAAAATATTAGTCGGGTGGTTATGTATTGCTATAAGTTCTTTCTCCTTGTTGTTTTTTATAGCATTTCTCAATGATTCATTGTAATCTACCTGTAAAATATCTGCACTTTCAGTCTGTGATCCTTCTATCGTTCCACTCTTCGCATGTATCAGATACATGTCTTCAAAATCCGTGCCACTTCTGTGCTGAAGAATCTGTTTTGCCACAGTATATATCTGATTATTAAGCTCTGAATTATCGGAAAAAGAATCAAATTTTTTACGATACTCTGCAGAATTAATATAATCCATATCCACGACATTGTTATCTACTCTGTAAGTATCAGCCTTTTCCGATTCTGTCATATTATTATATTTTTCCCAGGCTTTCGTCTTTGTCAGATCTGATGTTTTACATTCATACCGCAATCTGTTAATATCCGGCTTTATTTTTGCATCCTTGCAGAAGTCCTGATAATTCTTGATATTCTGCTTAATTTTCCCGGAGATTTCCTTGGTGTCCTGCCCCAGCGCTGCCATTGCTTCCCTCTCACGCTTCAATGCACGAATTTTTCTTTCCAGCGTCCGCATTTTCTGTGTAATCTGGTAGTAATCGTAGGTTTTTCCATCTATCGTGACGGGATCCGGCTGTGGGTCCTCATCCGGAAGACTGCTGCCGATGAACCATACATAATGCTTATGCCGGCAGTTATACCCATGCAGGCCTAAAGGATCGTTCTCATGATCCCCATCTGCGCTATATCCCGTTGCCCTCCACAGATCTGTTATATAGTCCTGTCCTATCCGCCTTGCCTCAGAACTGTAGTCCTCCCCCTCTTTGATGTAATATACCCGTCCCTGCCACTGTTCGTGGTTGGCGTGACCATCACCGGTATTACGTGCTCCCCAGTGTTTGGATACATATACCAGGTTTTCTCCAGTCCTTGTAATGTTTTCATCCATGATTTTAGCGGCAATCTGACCGGACCCCGTTCTCACCGCCAGTTTCACTGCGGTATCGAGCTGCATACTGTAGCCGGAAGAAAAGTCAATGGTACGCAGGCCACTATCTGCAAGGCTATGGACCGTGTCATAGATCACCTGCTCCCGGCTGAATGTTCCGGTACACACCTTGATCATTGCCTTATCCAACTCTCTTCTATATAGGTTTTCCATCGTTTCAAAACCTGACATGGTATTAAAGCCTGTCGATCCTGCCAGGCTTTTCATATTCTCATTTGTTTGTTTCCTTATAGCTTCCACCAGCTGCGGCAGATAAGAATTATCTGTAATTTCTTTCCCCGCCTGCTTCCAGGTTCTCAGATCATCCAGATAGGACAGGTCTGCTGATTCCTGCATTACCTGCCCACCTGCTGCCTCCGCCGCCCTCAGAATCTCTTTCAACAGTTTTTTCACCGTCTTCTTATGTTCCAGAGTATTCTTCGCAACCTCTTTCCGGAATTCCGGGTTCGACTGTAACAGTTTCATTGCCGCTTTCCGTATTTTTGCCGGACTGTACCCTAACTGCTGAAGGCGCTGTGCTTCAATCTCTGCTGTCCTGGAATATGCCATTGTTGCCAAGATACGTTGTGCCACATCCACGATCACACTGTGTTCCAAATACTGAAACAAAGGAAGCAATGCCTCGCCGATGATCTCTTCCTGTTCATTTGTCAGCATTAGTCTTCATCCTCTCCGGTAGGCTGGTCCTCTTCCTCCTGCAGCTTTTCTTTTACCAGTTTCTTTGCCTCATCTTCTGTCAGGCTATATGCCTCCATCAAATACCAAATTGTCAGTTCAGGGATATCGAAGGAAAGCGCGTCATTACGCTTACGTTCCAATTCTGCCTCTCGATCGGTAATATAGCTGTCATCGAAATCTACCAGGATCTCCTGATCCAGAGTAAAGGACTTACCTTGGAATGTGTTAGCAAACCACATCACTGCCTTACAGATATCCTGTATGTACCGGATAGCCTCCTGACGCTGTCGGTTGAGTTCCTGCATCTGATCTTGACGCTCTCCCATATACTCCGTTGCCGTGGTAATCTGACCATTCTCAAAGCTGTATTTCTTCGTACCATAACCAAAGGACATGGACAGCAGGGACAGTGCCAGCTCAAATGACTTGGTGATCTGATCCACTCGGATCTCCGGATTATACTCCTGGATCATTCCCTTTTCTTCCGGAAGCTTCTCGCCTGTGAATACAAAAAGTTTTTTCTGTTCCGGTGTCAGTTTCGGTTTTCCATTGTCGTCAAATTCACACAGTAACTCATTCACCAGGATAATTTTCTCTGCTTTGTCCAAATCTGAAAAGAGAACATTGTAACACAAATCCACTACCTTGAGTGCCGGTATCGCATCCCAAAGCTTTGGTAATCCATACCCTATCATATCATCCAGGTTGTTTACCTCTGCATTGCGCATTACCGCAAATGGCTTCACTTCTCCCAGTTGTGCTGTTACCGCTTTATCTTCTACTTCCTCTCCCTTTTTATTGAAAACATGAGTCTCTGCCATGTATTTTCCGTTGTCCACTGTAAACAATACAAGTGTCGTCTGCTTTTCTCCTTTGACAAGTGTGCTCCCGGAAAAAGCAGCTTCTGTCACAATGTCATTTTCCACCGTCAGCGGAGTGAATGCATCTGCCTCCACATAGTTCAGTTTGATGTCTCCACCCTTTACACTGTTATCATCCATAAAAGTTGCATTATCCAGTCTGATATAGCATGCTGCAGTTCCATCTGCTGAAGTCTTTTCAAGTTGCTTGCGGTACTGTGTATTGAACTGATTCTTATGCAATACCTCTTTCACAAAATCATACTGATCTCCATCTCCTGCGTTGATTTCCAATACCTCACACAGATTCGCATCATCCGAACAGCATCTTTTGCCAAAATTTAGTCTGGTCAGCTCATATTGCTGTCCATTAACCGTTTTTCGCTTATGAAAATTCTCAATTATTCTGTTGCTATACCAGTCATCACATATCTGAATTTTCCCCAGTGCATTATCATTCACTGTATATCCCTTTGTCTGTAAGAAATTTTTAACGCATCCTTCCATGTTCTTCTCCTTCTGTTGCACCGGTGCAACTTTACCTGTCTAAGTCTACATACTCCACAAAATCCAACCAGGTGTAGCATTCCGCATCCCACCAGTCATTACAGTTACCTATATTTTTATCTTCTGGCTGGTTTGGATGGTCCTCGTCCCATTTTAGGCTTCCTATTGCCTTTCGCAGATGTTCACACTTCCGATTAATCTTTATCCGGCCGGTATTTAACAACCTATCCATTGTTCTTGGTCTTTCCGATATTTCATTCTTTCGACATCCATTTATGTTCTGATATGGTAGTCCTGCTTTTTTTGCAGCACTCCGCAAGCTGTTTATCATTGTTGTGCTGGCACTGTCCGGGAACACCCAGTCGATTCTCCCGTATTTATCTCTGCATCGGATATAGAACTCCACAAACTTTTTGCAGATCATGTCCGCATCAATGTCGTTTGACAATGGCAGAAAATCCTCTTCTGCTGTCCGCATGTCATGATATCTATTAAAATACAGTTTTAGAACATACGTTGTCATAGATCCATTTCCGCCAAAGTCAATACCCAGCGTTACCTTGAATGGTTTATGTATCAATTTCCCATTTTTATCCCTTTCAAGTAACGGATCTGTCTCCTCATCATACAAATATGGCTCATTATTGTTTGCAAACTTAGGAAATACGATTCCCTCTGCAACCGCACGCTCTCCCTTTATATCACGTCGGTACCACACCGTGTCTTTCTGATAGGTAATGAGCACTGCCCGGATCCGCTCATCCGTCATGCTCATATTATCGACTAAAGTAAAGTGCCCGTAGTTATATCCGTAATCCGAATGCAGCACCTGCTGTTCCTCATGGAATTTCAGGATATCTGTGTAATACCAGTGTTCTTCCTCTTTAGGGTTCAGGTCGTGAAATATCTTACGGTCAGAGCTGGATAATGTTCTGTCAAATACCTCTTTCAGGAATTTCTGATGACATTCGTTTGCTTCAGTCACATATGCCATACCGTATGTATTACCCTTAATCAGCTTCTCGTCGCCATCTTTTCCGCCACCAGATACCAGCACGACCTTCTCTCCGGTTTTTGTCTGCACATACACACAGTCTCTATCCTTGTATTTTCCTTCCCGGCATCTGCCCTCGAAGTAATTCAGCAGACCATACCCATCGCAGTCAAGGATATTCAATTTTGCGGTAGCGTTTGATACCCCTGCTACCAGATGAATCTTGTTCTTATGTGTTTCCAGCAGTGTGCAGAAGATTAATGTCTGCAGCACATTTTTCCCACCACGCTTTCCACCCTCCGCCACATTAAACCAGCTATGTATGCAGCGAAGAAAATATTGATATTGCCGTTCACTGAACGGTGCCGGCTTATTCATTTGCCTGCTCCTCGAAGTCTTCTATTTTGCGGTTGGCTGCCGGATTTTTCAGGATGTCTGCTATAGTCTGCATGTTTTTCAAAATATCCTCTGTGCTATTATCATTTGCTTCGGCACGTTTCTTTTCATATTCTGCACGGTACTTGCTCTCGGGGTGCATCAGGAAATACTTTGTAAGCCAGTTAATAGCCTTTTGCCGGTCCTCCAGTTTTATGGATACACCATATTTTCCATCCTTCACCTCCCGGATCAGCTGTGTATCCGTATTTACTGACGCTTTTAAATCGACAGCACTGATTGATTTCTTCTCCTGCGTTTCAGGATCTGTATATTCTTTTTCACTGAATGTCAGGTAATTGCCAATGTCCGCAAATGCTATTCGCATCTGCAGTTCTACTATATCCTCGGTGCCTGTAACGATCTGCTGACGCTTCAATTCCTTCAGACGTTCTATCTCATTTTTTATCCGAGTATTTCCGAGTAATGCAGGACCGTTTGTAAGTGCCGTACTATACTGGCATCCATAAGCACTCTGGTAACTCTGCGTTGCATTAAACGTTCGACTGTAATATACGCAGAAAATCTGCTGTTCCGGGGTTAGGTCATCATTCTGCAGAGTATCCTTCGTGCCGTCGTCAACAGAATACTTTTTTACCTGTTTTTTCTTAACCGAACGTTCGCTTTCGGATGCCGAACGTTCGGCATCCCATCCATGCGTACTTTTCCACCTGCGCACCGTCCCAGGAGGCACTTCCAGGGCATCGGCAATGTCTACCAGTTTCATTCCTTGCTTATACATTTCATGCGCTTTATCACATAGTGGATTTTTCTTCGCTGACACCTGCTGCCTCCTTCCTGAGAAATAAAAAGAGCCGATACACGGACTTCTCCATGTATCGGCTCTTTTGCTCTAGTTAATGTTGCTAATAATTATAATTCAAATCTATAAAACGCACACTAATTACTATTAGCTACTAATATTTTAGTTTTCATCATGAAAAATATTATATTCTCTATCTACAAATTTTATTAATCTATTTACAGCCATAATATAATCTCGAGTATATGCTACTATTCTTGCATATAATTCTTCATTTTCTTCAGCCTTATCCATGAGAGCACGGTTAAGCCGCATCTCGGCATTTCTAAGATCTACATATACTCTATGAGGAATAACACTTTTTAATGACTTTTCTCGTTCTCTCACTGATTGATTCAATATTTCCTCTACATAATCAACCGGAAGTATTTTCTCCGGGTTTCTTAACAGCATTTGTTGAGAACGTAATAAATCAAGCATTTCTTCTAAAATTGCTGTGTTTGTATCTTTCCTTCCTTTTTTTGGTTCTTCTTCACCTTCTGAAACCTTTATAGATTCAAATGCGGCTTCCATCTGAGGCCAAAATGCTTCATACATTTTTTCTAATCTAGCTTCATCCAATCCACTCTCACCAAGAGATGCATTTATAGATTTGAATAATTTATAAACGTCATTCTTTTCTACCACTGTCATTTGAAATTGTAATATAGGACTATTTGTTATATCTGAAGTTTTTAATCTGAAAAGTAAGGGACACACCTTTGCTTTGTCGATAGCCTTAGACAAAGCACCCGCTTCAAAATTAAGCCACTGCGATTGAAGATTGTCCCTCGTCACACATAAAATTCCAAAAGATGCCTCTTCTAACTCCTTTGCTATGTCAGTACTCCATCTTGCTCCCTTATCAATATCTTCAGACGAAAAATAAGGCTCGACATCTTGGATTATACAAGGTATCCATTCTTTCAAGATCTTTGCAACTTCAAAACTTGTTTCTCCAGACCAGCTAATAAATACCTTCATATTGTTTTCTCCTTTGTAGCTTTTTTCTCTATAAATAGTATACACCTCTTTCTTGTATCGTTCAATTTATTTTATTACATATGATATTAAAATATCTTTGTCAAATTTAATTTTTATTATTCAATTTTTACATAGTAGCCACTCTCAACCTAAAAATAGATTTTATGCACTCCTGATCCTCTGCTACATAATGTTGGCCCGCTGTGCTCCTATCCTTGTGTCCCAGGTAGTGACCAGCATCCCATATAGTTCCGCCACGCTTACAGATATTGGTGGCCGTGGTCTTCCGGAAGAGATGGGGATATACCCGGCGCTCAACCTCCGCTCTGCTCGCGATGCTCTTAAGTGCACTACGGATCCCGGCATCCGACAGGCGGTTATACTTCCCATGCGCACACCTCTCGGATACGAACAAAGGATCTCGACTGTTAATACTGCAGCCACGCTCCTGGATATATTCCCCGAGGTACTTAAGTGCAATATCATCAAGGTATACGGTCCGATAGGTACGGGTCTTTTGTCCATACACTGATACGGATCCGGCACGCCCGTCTATGTCATTCACGTTGAGCCGTTCCATCTCGCCCACTCTGATGGCAGTGCTCCGCAGCAGTTCCATCATGGCGCGGTCGCGCTTGCGGGTACATCCGGTTTTAAGCTCCTCATACTCCTGCGCTTCCATGTGATCTACCGGTTTCTGAATCTCCGGGTAAATTTCCACACTCTCCACGGGGTTTTCCGTAACTATCTTAGATTTTCTCATCCATGTAAAAAATGCACTGAGGTGCCGCCGCTGATTATTCAGAGATGTGTTGCTGTTACAGCTTTTAATGCTATTAAGCCAGCCATCTACATCCATGCTGGTAATCCGGGTGAGCGGTTTCTGGCAGTAATCCGTCAGCCGTCGTACCGCGTCCATATACTGCCTGACAGTCTTGTCTGACAGCTTTGGCGCCTTTTTGAGCATAAAGAGATCCATAATATACTCATTAGTATTATCCACAGTAGCAAGCTCTGTTTCCGGCGCATCCACCTCTACCTTTGTCAGCTCATCCGTCAGTACCACTCCAAGCAGATCCAGCTCCTGGCTGTCCAGATGATAGCGCATTTTCAGCATGATATTGTTCTTCAGTTCCTCTTTTTTGTCCATCATATCCGTAACCCTCCACAAATTCCTTGCCTGGGGATCACCGGTGTGGTATAATACTCCCAGACGTGAGAGCGGTACAACTTACTTTGGTCGGTGGGTGTACCGCTGTTTTTATGTAACAGACCATTGACAAATACTTGCAGCAATGGTATTATTTGTTTGAATAGAACAAATGTTCTGTGTTCGTGGATTCGTCCCGGTGCAGGACATTTTGTTTTATCAAGGATTTAATTTCACTCGCTTGTAAATATAATCACCCAGATAAATGATGCCATCGTAAAAATCTTTTGAATGCTTAGTTAAATCAATCTTGACTCTTTCATCTGAGAAAAATTCTGACATTAATCCGCATAACTTTGCCTGTTCAGAAGCCCTACCAGCAAAGAAAGCTGCAGATGTCAATAAAAGTATTCCTATGATTCCTCCCATTATCTTCTCCTTTACTTTTTGTCCGTCAAATCTCTACCGCACAGCGGGCAGTTTTTTATTTTTATCGCTCCCATCGGCTCTTTTTCGCTGTTGCAGAAAAGCATATAATTCTCCGCTCCTAGCCTAATAATCCCATGTTTGCAACTTACATTTATATATTTCTCGCAAAAATCACACATTTCGAATCTCCTTTACTAAATTTCAGTTTACAACATTACCAGTTCACCCTTGTTGATAAGCGTACTTGCAATGCTTCTTGTTACATGCGTCATAATTTCAGCTTGTGAATGATTTTCTGCAGCATACTTTCTAACAGAATCCAAATCATAAGAAAACCCTGCATCGTCAAGGTACTGTCTGATAAACCGCTCATTGTCTTCCGCTGAAAGCCTATGTAACTCATGCTTTTCTGTAAATCTACGCTTCACTGCGGTATCAACATCATCCATAAGGTTTGTTGCGGCAATAATTACGTGGTCATTCGTAACGGAATCTAATAGCTGTAATAAACATGTAGTGCTTCTGGAAACTTCTGCGCTTGCACCGCCACCACCATATTCCCTCTTTACTGCCAAGCTGTCGATTTCATCCAACATTACAACGCATTGATGCTGGTTTATGAAATTAAACAGATTCGTAAGATTTTTTGCAGTTCCACCAAGATAACTATCAAGCATTCTTGAAAAATTCACATATAAATACGGCATTTCAAGTTTATATGCTACATACCTGGAAAAAGCCGTCTTCCCGACTCCGCTCTCGCCATAGAGCAATGTTGCATTCAGATACGGGATCTGTTTCTCCATAAGCTGTAAACTCACATCATTCATGTTCTTGATCAGTTCGAATAATTCCTTTTCTTCATTGGTCAGATAATATCTGCTTTCTAAGTATGTATTTGTCAGATCTTCCATCGTTGCAAAACTGGAAACATTTGCTGGTAGATCCATAAGATTCATTCCACCAGATCGTAATAGACTTTGATATTTTGTGACTGCAAAGTGATTCTTCTGAGTTGTATCTTCCGCACAACAGCAAAGAGCTGCATCTTTGGCTTTTTGTATATTGTTTTCAGCCACATATCGCACTAAGGCAAGTTGATTTCTTGTCATTCCCATTTCATATTTCCTCCGGCAAATCCTAATATGTTCCGTTTCTTCTTAAAATCTTTAACATATCCTCTATTCCTTGCTGATATCCATTGTAAAAATTCTGTGCTTTTTGAACTTCGGCATTACACTTAATGCTTGCATTATGTTCCAGTTCATTCGCTTTCCGTTCAATTTCTTCATACTCTTTTTTATCCATCTACTTTTCCTCCACTAAATCCTAATATTTCAGTTTACTTCATGAAGAGCAACCACCTTGTCTTACCTCTCTGATCTCCCAACAAAGGTTTCGCTCCGAATACTTTCAGTACTTCCGACAATGCAATCTGATCCTCATTCCATTTGAATACAAGCAGTCCATACGGTTCAAGTACCCTCATGCACTCATCAAATCCGGTTTTCAGGTACGTTGGCCAATCTGCCGGAAGCACTCCGTATTTCTGCCGGAGCCATGAGCCCGTACCGGCATGGATAAGATGCGGAGGATCAAATACCACGATCTTAAAACTGTTATCAGTGTACGGCATATCTCGGAAATCCATATGCACATCCGGCTTTACCAGAAGAGATCTACCGTCACACAAGGTTGTTTCTACCTCCCGGTTGTCTGCAAATATGACATCCGGGTTCTGGCGGTCAAACCAAAACATCCTGCTACCGCAACAGGCATCCAGTATTTTTTTCATATTTTGTCTCTCTTTCATTTTTCATAACTAACAGATAAACCATATTTTCCTTTGTTTGCGGCATTCACAACACCAATATTCATGATATGCTAATCCGATTCTAAATCTTGTGTTATGAAACAAAACAAATCGCTCTGCCATACACACAGATTCAGGGTGATGTATTTTCAAACATCTTCTTTTTGTCATTTTTATTTCTCCACTAAATCCTAAGACTTTAAGACCAAAGTTCCATTATTCCTTTCGACAGTATCCATTAAATGCATTGCTGCGTTTAGTGACTCCTTCTCTGCCAGAGATAATTCATCTGCAAACTTATCAAATATGCAGGAAAGATTATTTATATGCTCCCGTGTTTCCGCATTATATATTTTCATCCTATTCCTCCACTAAATCCTAAGAGCATTACCGCAAAATCTACAGTACTTTGCCAATATCACACACTTGGAACCGCCTGTATAATGGCTTTCCACATATTTGTGTACTACTGCTCCGCAATATTTACACGTTATTCTTGCCATAACAGCGTAGCTGTCATTTATTTCTTTCTGTTCATCGTGTGACCACATGATACAGTAACCCTGCATCAGTCCATATTCCGGTACATCCCGGAGCACATACCGGATCCTGCGTACTTCTGTCCGGCCAGTGTATTCTCCGTTTTCCCACTCCATTAAGATCAGGACATCTCCCGGCTGTACATCATCTTCATCTTTTCGCAGCTCAAAGTTCTTCTTTTCCTCCCGGACTGCCTGAAAGTACTGTGGCAGGATTTTCTTTTCTATTGTTTTCATTTTTCTTTTTGCCTTTCTTATAATTGTCAGGGTTGTAATCTGGATTGAATAAGCTAAGTTTTTTAGTGAGATTTTCTCTCTTCTGGTCCTGTCCGTATGTAGCTCTCATGTCTTCCACTTCTGCTCCCTGATGCTCTATTCCCATTGTTAATAAGTCGCCGTAAGAAAAGCACCTTGTAAATCCAGTCTTGCGGTCTCGTGTCTTGATCGTGCGCGGATAAACCGCTATCACCTCATATTCCCTGGTCTCACTGATAAATCGGTGTTGTCCCCGTCCGCGGGTCTCCAGCGGCTCCTCGATGGACTTGTGCTTTGTCTTAATTATGTCGCCTATATGTATATTATGGATTCGCGGCGCAGGATCCGGCAGAAGATTGCCGTCCCAGTCCTTATACTCCTGCATTGTTGTCTCCTTCCTGGACGGCTGCTGCCTCTTGGTATCAGCGGCCGCCCCGTGGCTTCGTTTACAGTGTCTATTGTGATTCACTTTATCCAAAAGGCTTATTGATTTTTCTGGGCTGCCAGTGCTTTCTGTACGGCAGCATAGTAATTATTCACTCCTGCAATCAGGATCTCCGTCTCGGTCTTTGCCATTTTTTCGGCGCAGTATTCCAGTCGCCGCTTTTCCTCCGGCGTCATCCGGATGATCTTGCTTATTGTTCTGCTTTTCATCTCTGCGCTCCTTTCGTGTATATACAAATTTGTATATACATCATCCCCACTTGTTATAGGTCAGGGCATCCTCGCTCCAGTCCGGATAATGGTCCTGCAAATACGCTCGGAAGAGTTGCAGCATCTCCTCCCGTCTGCCCTTGTTTCCGTTATCCAGCATCTCATGGTGACTCTGGCAGCCCAATGCACCATTCTGTGGGATCCCGAGTCCGCCGCGTGATCTCGGGATGTAGTGCATGATGCTCTGCAGCTGCTGTCCGTACCAGGTGACATCTTCCATGTGATATCCCATGCGGCAAAAGATACACTGATACAGATCCCGCTCCTTAATGATCTGCCGGGAGGCGGCATTAAACTCCCTCGCTCTCGCCTGTTTCGACATTTTCGCCATCCGGTCCGCCCCCTTTGCTGAGTTCTTCCAGCCGGTCTAAGTATCCGGAGATATCAGCCAACTGCTGTCTGGCGGCGGCGATCAGATCCATCTCTGCGTATCGTACCAGATTCTCCACAGCTCCACGTAAGGACTGCAGATAAGCTGACCGCTGGTCCTCGGTATCCGGGCAGTATTGCGGAAAGTCATTTTCGATATCGGTCTGCCCAGGTACCTGTTCTTGCGATCCCATGGTGTCGGCATTCTGATTATCCTGGTCAACTTTCCCGGAAGACGAGTCATTTACCTGTGTTTGCGGCTCTTCCGGTGCCGGATCCGGTGCGGCTCCCGGGATGGTCATCTGCTCCGGCTTCTTTTCCGGTTCCTTGGGCTTTTTCTTTTCGGTGTTTGCTTTGGTCACACGGGATTCCTTACGCTTTTCCGGTTTCTTTTCTTTCGGAGTCTCATCCGGTTGCACCGGTGCAACTTCCGGTTCTTCCGGAGTCATGTTCTCGCAATATAGCATCTTGTACTGCTCCTCAGGACTGCTGCCTCCATTAAGCAATTCTTCTACTTCATAGCAGATATCCTGTGGTATGTACTTGCTCCGCTCCAGCGTCTTCAGGTTGATTACCGTGGCACCGTCAGAATTTATAATGATCTGTGTCCTGCGCTCTCCCGGGATCCGGACGGTGTACACCGCATCCCCTTGCGGTATCAGTGCATCCATAATTGATGCGCTACGCGGATACTGACCCTTATTGCATATTTCCCACAACTTCCGGAAGAGATTTTCCTGTTCTTTCCCCAACTGCCATAGGTTCCTCTTTAGGGGCGATCCCTCTGGCGGAAGTATAGACCAGTCCGTTACGGCTGCTGCCTCTGCCTTCTCGATCTCCACCTCAATATCCGTGACCTTGCTCTCAGCATCCACCTCGTCCTTTATGTCCTGAATCTCTGCCTTGGACAACGTAGGCGGAAGTACCTCGTTGATCTCGTCGGGGATCTGCAACATCAAGGTAAGTTTTGCGTATCCAAATCCCTTGTAGCTCGTGAGCAGATGATCAGAGTAGCCATCCTCAGAAAATCTGTCATTGATACTGATAAAGCGGCTTACCTGTGTCTTATCTATGCCATATTCCGCTTTGGCAAAGTCCGTCACTGTTGCATATCCGCTCTCTGCCAGGATATTTGTATCTCTGGCCACCTTGAGCAGATAACCGATCTGCACAAAGTCCTCCGCCGTCCGGGTGAGGACTGCATCCAGCTCCTGTTTATATTCCTGATATGTTTTTTGATAAATGATATGTTCCATTACCTGTCTCCTTTTAATAGACTTTTGGTGCTCTCTGAATAAATCTCTCCTCGTATCAGACTCAACATGATATCTTCCCCGAATTCTTCCACCTTGGCCTCTCCGCCGTGTACTTCCAGTACGTCATCTATGGGTACTGCGATTGCAGGCATTCCTGCACATGTCCGGAGCATTATTTTGCTTTCGTCAATCTCATCTACTCTTGCATGTGCCCATTTTATATCTCCGTCTGCCCGGAATCGGAACAGATACACCCCGCGCTCCTTCACTGTTATCCCATTGATTTCACATTGCCTTTTCTCTGTGTCTGCAACAAAATACATTCAGATTACCTCCATCAGATCTTCCGCTAGTCCTTTCAGGACTACAGTATTATTTTTTGCCTTCAGTTCTTCTATGTTTTTTTGGCGCAGGATTTCGCTCTGTGCCGCATACTCATGATCCTGCTTGCTCATACGCTTGCGGATTACTTTCTGCCACTCACGGAGGAACGGCTTGATCTCCTCTATGCCCGGTTCTTCGTCATAGGCTCCCCGGTGCTGGCGGATTGTACCGCCCGGCTCCACCTCGATCGTGTAAAAAGGCTTGTCCGGAGACTCCTGCTGCCTCAAGAAGCAGATATAGGTCTCTCTGCTGACTATCCGGTCAAAATACCTCTCTGTATTGCCTACGCAGTGATGTAGTGCCATGCCCTCTGCCGTGATCTCCATAAAATCCCTAGGAACCACAATGCAATAGGTGTCATTCTGATACTCAAACTTCTCACTGATCTCGGAAAGGATATCCTCATATCCCGGATACTTATCCCTCATTTTCTGTGCCTGCCATGCGGCTTCTCTTGCATCCCGTTTCCGCTTGATTTCTTCCCGTCGCAGCTCCATCTCTGCATTGACTTCATCGTGTCGGCGCTTCAATTCCCTGGGACGGTACACCAGGGCATCCTCCATGTGTTTCCCTAAATCCATTGCCATGCTGAGATAATCCTCGTACTGATCCCAGACTCCCGCTATGGTTCTGCTGGGATAGCTTTCTTTTTTCTGCCTGTTGATGTAATTCATTAACTGTTCCGGTGTCAGGTATTTTCCCGCTTCCGACTGCAGATAGTTATTCGGTTCGATCTTATTTTTTTCTGCCCAGGATATGTACTGCTCTGACAGTTTCCTGTTGTTGAGGTTGGACCACTGCAGCCAGCGCAGCATACACATTCCGCCATCTGCCTGTCTGAGGCGGTTGATCAGCTGTTTATCATCTATCTGCAGGATCTCTTCTACGCTTTCCCCGGATACATCAATCGTGCTTCCAGAATATCCTCCCCAGTAGGTGATGCACTGTGATAGTTCATCCAGCAGGCGGTAAAAACGTCCCTTTGCCATATATTCTGCGATACCGGTAAACTCTCTGTTACTTTCCACCATGAGACCGTTATAGTGCGCTTTTATTCCCATCTGGGCAAGTTTCGGAAATACATCTGTCCATGCCTCATATGCCGTTCCATGTAATCCGGCCTGAATACCTTCTGTGTCCGGATACAGGTAGGCGCTGTGCCATTTTCGGTTGCTGTTGTTTCCGGTGCTCCATCCCGGCCAGTACTGGCTCCCATAGTAATAGGTTTTCATGATATCCTTTGCTGTGTTCCGCAGCATCATCAGTCGGATGTGCTCCTCCAGCTCCGTGGTTCTTGTTCCGTATCTGTCCCACTCCACTTTTACCTTAAAGTGCCGCTCCACTCCCTGTTTATCATCCACGTTATGGATCATGGTAAGCCAGTCCGTTGTAACGATGAATATATCCGCTCTCTTGTCCACGGTCAGGAGATGTCCGCACAGAGGACAGGTGATCTGCTTCCTGTGTTTCACCGGGACACCTGCTGCCTCCTCCTGGAAATCTCCGCCGCATGCCGTGCAATGGCAGGTCTTTTTCTGCTTGTCATAAAAAGCATACTGCAGATCACCTACCATCTGCTCTGTGATCCAGTCATATACTGCTTTTCCCGGTTTTGGACATTTGTCCATTAATCTACGGATGCGCTCCTCCTTACTGTTTCTGGCCTGTTCCCGCTTTTCTGCGTTATAGTCTGTCTCCATCCGCTCTATGCGCTGCAATACATCTTTTACCCAATCCTTCTTTTCTCTGGTAAGGATATCCAGTTCCCTGATCTGCTCCGGTGTCAGCCATTCTTTCTCTTTCAGCCGATAATCCCAGTAATCTCTTTCATAGTTATCTGTACAGCTGTTGATATTTGTTGCCTGCTTTATGCCGGTATCCGGGAAATATGTGCCGTACTCCCACGTTTTCAGATTGATCGCATGACGGCAGGTATTATTTCCACCCCTCCAGATATCCAGTATCAGATAATTCTCCGTTGTCTGGAATGTGATCTGCTTGGTTCTTTTTTCATCCGCCGGTATCACCGGTGCCCTGAGTATCTCTGTCCACTTCATGCCTGCTGCCTCCTTTCTGCTTCTGCCAGGTCTTCCAAGGTGTACCACACTCCCGGCAGGATATAGACTCCGTCCACATCAAATATCTTGGCCGCCGTGATCTTTCCTTTTTCTTCCCGGATCAGCCCCAGATGTGCTCCGGCACAGCCGCTTACTTTTGGATGCTGTCCCCTGGCAATGGCGATTCCGTCCGGGATCCTGATCTCTGCCGTGTTCTCATTTACCTGTACCATATGGCGGGAAGTCTTCCAGTTATCCCGTCGAGGATGATGTATCATGTAAAGCATGGCTTCTTTTGCGATATCCCGGTTGGTAAGTTCTTTCAGCAACGTCAGCCTCGTACATGCAATGCGTGTGTCGTGTCCGTCTTCTGCTATGTCCCCTTCTGCCTTTGCTTTAAAATACCTGTTATATTTACCCATTCCGTAATACCATGTGCAATCCAATACATACTCACAGGCATGGAGACCGGCATCAGCACACTTTGATTTTTCCGCCGTTGCAGGTACTCCGAGACGATACTGGAACAATCCCTCCCCGGATGTGCAGATCATGTCCTTGTTCGTTGCTTTGTATACAATCATTTCTTCTCTCCCATGTAATAATCCAGAACAATCCGTTTTAAGTCATCCCGGCCGCACATGCCAATATAGGCGGCGCTCTCCGGCAGTCCTGCTGCCTTTATGATCCGCATATCTACCTTGATCCGGTTCTTCGATGACAGTTTCATACCGGCGGCCAGTACGTCCAGCAGTTTCTTACTCGGGTCGAATACGGCATTGGCTAGTGTATCTCTATTCTCATCCGCATGATCCACCGGATATTCTGTCAGCATTTGTACAACAAAATCCTTCCAGTCCTTCATCTGGCTTTCAAGCTGCAGATCCTGCTCTTCCATGTTCAACTTTCCGATGGCCGCCATCGTGGCATTACAGAGAAAATCTTCCGGATCTTCGCTGTCCATGTAGTCCTCGGCATCCTCTTTCTCCAGTCCGTTCTCGGTGGCCAGTCCGATCAACGCTTCCAGGTCTCCCTCTGCCTTCTGGGCGGCTGCTGCCCTGTTTAACTCCTCTACGGTATTAAATATTCCAAATTTCTTTTCCATCTCCGTCTCCTTTCCCGGTTGCACCGGTGCAATTCTGTCAAAATGTTCTATTTCTACCATTTCGGTGACATCACCGGAATGGTTTCTAACTCTAGTCACTTACTGGTGTTACCTCTTGCAATTCCACTTTTGTAAAAATGTTAGATTTTACATCTATCTTTTTCATGTTATAGCTGAAAATATCAGAATACTCATGTCTGCCTTCCACGGCGGTGATACGGTGACCCACTTCTCGGACCTCTTTCAGAATCTTTTTCCACAAATCCGCATCTTTGATTTCTTTCCCGCGACTATTCTTCCAGCCGTTTCTCGCCCACCGTTCCGACCAGCACTGATTGATCACGGATGCGATATAGCTGTTCTCCGTGTAGATCACAATTTCCCGATCACTTGGCAGTCTCTCCAGCGCCCTACAGATGCTCCACAACACCAGACGGTTGGCCGTGCTCTCCGCCTTCCCGATCTCCGGCGGCTTTTCATAGTTTTGACCGTTCTCCTGCTTCGTCCGCATGGTATACATGACCTTGCCCGTTCCCTTGGCCGATCCGCGCAGTGTCGCGCTCACAAACATTTCTATTATCAATCTCAACACCTCCTTCTCCCCGGCGGTCTCTTCCGCTCGGTGCACTTAAGTCTGATCAACGTGTAGCTCCGGTACAAAAATCCTGTGACCGGATTGATGCCCTCATGCATCCTGGCTATGTAATATCCCTTGGGTGGTTTGACTTCTGGCTTCCATCGGACCAGCTTGTCCGTCCGGGGCTCCGGGAGTGGCATATTGCGGCTGGTATTGTAGGAGGACTCCGCAATTCTGGGCTTGCCCGGTGTGCCGTCCGTCTTTACCTCCGCTGTGTGCTCGTCCTTGGTCAGGTAATTCGCCAGCTGCTCCATGTCATCCCCGTTAAATTTGCTGTTGCGGATCTCCGCCACATAGGTGCCGCCCTTGGTCCATGCCTTGGTTACAATGGCAGCCGCATCACCCTCCGGTGTCTGCTTGATCACAAGATGGATGTGCCAGGCTCCCTTGGTTCCACGCTCAATGTTGCGGATCCAGTGGAACGGTGCTCCTCTCAGCCGGTAGATCTTCCGGACCTTTGCCATTGCCCTTTGAAAGTCCTTCAGTGCCTCTATCATACTTGGCGGCCGGTTCCCCACCTCATAGGTCCATGTGATGAACAGGTCACCTTGATCAAAGTACTGTATCAGTCTCCACCGGCACCGCCTTGCCTTATTCCTCCGGTTGATCAACCGCACCTGTTCTTTCGTCGGCTTCTCCTTCTTCTGCCGGGTCTTTCCCTTCCCCCCATAGTTCCCGTCATGGTACTCTTCTACATCCAGTACATCCCCATGCCTTAGCCTTATTTTCTTTCTCTTAACCATATCTCTGTATCCTAACTTTAATATCTTAATCAAGTGCGCAGGGGCTTCTAAAAGCCCCATTTTTCTTGACTTTTTTAGTCCACAGAGTTACAATTATCTTGTCTATATAAGTAGCTCTGTGAGCTCGCCGGCATCGCCAAATGCCGGCTTTTTTATTGCGCGAAATATGCCGGGTTCTGATCGGTCGGCATGTAATAACCGTCTGCCGCCGGTCTGGCACCGTAGTAGCCTGCCTCGCCCGGGATCCGGTAGACCATGCACTCAAAGCCCAGGTTGTTCTTGATCAGGCATTCCCGCATAACCTTTGCTATGGAGCGGTCATCAAAGGCACCCTGCTCCTTTTCGTCTCTTTCCTCGTTGTAACGTCCGAATAACTGTTCCCGGATCTCCTGCGGTGCTTCCAGAAATACCGTGACCGCGCTTGCCTTGTCATACAGATACTTCGCTTGAAACCAGTCCTTCCGGATTACCGCCTTCGTAAATTCGTCTCCCATCTTCAACAGCTTGTCCATGTAGTACTGTTCTGTTTTCACCTGCTCTGCCTCCCTTCAGTTCTTCCAACTTTTGCTCCAGTTCCCGGATTCTTTCCTGCTTTTTCCGTAATTTTTCCAGCTGATCCTCGCAAAAAAGGCAAAAAATAAAAAGCATAGCCGCCAGGCCCATGACTATGGCGATCTGCTCTCTTACTTCTGTTGTCCCAAAAACATCCCTCAAAACCCACGCTCCGAGGAGTGATATCGCAATATTTTTATACATCCGTAGCCCCTCCGTATATCTGATCTCTCAGTCTATGTATCTGGATTATCCTTTCATTGCAAAGGTCCTCCATTACTTCCAGCGTGCTCAGCAATGAATGCTCCTGCTTGTCATTCGTTGTAATGATCTGTAAACCTTCAAAGTTATAATATTTCGCCTCCGGCACTGACTGCTTCACTTCATCATAGACATACCCTGCCAGTTGCGAATTGCTGGCTTCCCAGTATTTGTGACCGTCTTTGTTTTTCACAACTTCCTTGGCATAATACTTAATCATTTCCATGTTTATCCCTTTCCGATCACGCTCTCTGCGTGGTGCCCGGAATCTACCCGGACACCGAAAGAGGTTCGTGCCGCCATAGCAGGTACGGCACATCTACGGGGGGACGTGGTGCATGACACCACGCACAAAGCGTGATCTATAATATGATGCTTGTCCCCATGCCCTCTACGTGGTGCCCAGCCAGGGGAGGACTGGACACACACGCTAATTGTGTAAAAGGGGAGTGTGGTGTTGGGAATACACCACGTACAGGGCACGGATACTTGTGGTTACGCTGATTCTTCTTTTTTCTTGACTGCATATCCCAGGGTCTTCAGACTCTGTTCATTCAGCCGTAAGGCAATCTCTGCCTTTTTCATGGGATCCATGTCATCCAATGACAATACCTGATCCCCGATGTGGATTAAATTTACAATCCGCATATGTACCTCCTGACTGCTTTTCTACAGCTTATGGTGCTATGGTTGTCTAAGTTGCATTCTCCAACTCAAAGATTGCCCACCGCAGCGCTGCCTTGGTGTTCTCATCAATGTCATTACGCTCTAAGAGAGCATATAATCTATCGATTCTCTCCATTCCTGCTGCCTCCTTCCTTTATTATTGCTAGTCTGAATCTCCAATCTATTTGTTCTCTTGTCCATTCTGCCTTCTCCGTGATATAATTCTCCTATATCATTTTCAGGAGGTATTAACATGCGTAATCCTTTAGAATCCCTCATAAAACGCCTGGGCTCTATGTATTCCATTGAACGGGACAACGGCTCTGTTGACCCAGTGAAGGGCTTGATCAACCAAGAACAATCTACCGGCAAACGATACATAGGTTTTCTTCCCGGTACTGATATCCAAGTTGATGATTGGCTCACAAATCCAAGTGGTGATCGTTTCTATGTTATTGACAAAGAAACTGCAACATTTCAAGGCAAACCACACGAATTACGCTGTTTTATAGAAACAGAAGCTGAACACCAAAAAAAGGCACTTACCACCGGACCTATTTTTAATATTGGCTCTGCAACCGGATCTATCATTGGCACTCAGGTTCATGCTTCCTTAAACTATTCCGATTCCATTAATCAAATGAAGGAGCAGGTGCAATCTTCCAGTTCACCTGATAAAGATGATTTACAGCAGCTTCTTTCATTGTTAGAAATGCTTGTTAATGATCGGATTCCTGCTCAAAAAGGAATGTTCTCAAAATTTTCTGATGTCATGGAAAGAAACTCCTGGATCACAAGTGCAATATCCTCTACATTATTAGGTTGGCTGATGTCTCAAATACATTGACATTTCCCTTTATAGTTACAGAAAGCTCTGTGGAACCGTCTGCGGAGCTTTTTAAACTATAATCCGATACTTCTATCATTTCTTTTCCTACTTGTAAAAAATTCCTGCTCTCTTCTTTGTGGATTACTATTTCCACTCCTGCTGCCTCCTTTACTGATCGCCACTGCCATCTTCCGATTCTTTTTCAAAAAGATATCGCAGTGTAAGCTTTGGAAAAAAACTTCGCTGAATTGTTATTGCTTCATCAATGGTAAAAGAACTATCCCCATTGATTTTATTTGCAGCACTGTTTCTATGAATTCCCAGTAATTTAGCTATAGCTTCAATGGTAATTCCGTTTTTTGCCATTTCTCCTTTTAAGTTGATGCACGGCATTTTTCTCACCTCCGTTTATGCATTTGCATAACTTATGCTCGTAGTATATATTCGTTTGCGTATCTTGTCAATAGTTTTTTATGCTTTTGCATATATTTTTGTTTACTTTTTATTCATTATGTGATACATTCAGCATATAGCAACGGAGGATATGATTATGGGAATTGGAAGTAAATTATCACAACTACTGGACGCAAACGGTACTAATGCCAATGAGCTTGCCAATAAAATAGGTGTATCACCTCAAACCATTTACTCTATGATTAAGCGTGATAGTAAAAAGGCTGATATTGATGTTCTTTTAAAGATTGCAGATTCATTTGGAGTTAATGCTGAATACTTTGTTGATGATGAAGATGCTCCTCATACTATTGCCGCCCATTTTGATGGCTCTGAGTATACAGAAGAGGAACTTGAAAAAATCAAAGAGTATGCTGCCTTTATCAAAGCTAACCGGAAATAATTCATTGTGTGAACAGGGGTGTTTTATTTGACAGATTATGAAATGCTTTTAGATTCCGCAGATAGTCAAGATGTGACTGTTGATGAAACTTCACATTTCTGTGGAACGCAAATTAAGGGATTGTATTTAGATAACCACATTGCTCTTAGCAAAGATTTACGCTCTGATACTCAGAAACGCTGCATTTTAGCAGAAGAGCTGGGACACTATCACACTACCGTTGGAGACATTATCGATCAGTCCTCCGATTCAAACCGCAAGCAGGAGCTCCGGGCGCGTCTCTGGAGTTACAACAAACTGATCGGATTACACGGCATCATCTCCTGCCATAAAGCACACTATACTACCTCTTATGAGATGGCTGATTACCTGGGTGTCACAGAGGAGTTTCTGCAGGAAGCTCTGCAGTGTTATCGGAGCAAATACGGTATCTGCGTGCAATATGATAATTATGTTATCTACTTCGACCCGATAGTGGTGTTGGAGCTGATATAAATACTAATATGAAAAGGGGAAATTTATATGGGATTCACTAAAATCTTTAACAGTATCCGTTCTTCGACTATGTTACCCTCGGATATCGAAAACGTCTCGTTGAAACGCATTATTCCTAAAATTAATGAGTGGAATATTGATACTGTGCTTATTACTGCAAATCGAAATTGTACTGCCTGTAAACAATATAATCAACAGGTGTTTTCTCTTTATGGGAAGAATAAAAATTATCCAAAGTTACCCGATATACTATATCAACGTTCTTGCCCTGTCTGTGGTAAAATCTTTGGTGCTACAATATACGGCTTATAATATTTATGATCTTCATTTTAAAAAATTGCACCGGTGCAATTTACTATGATATTGATATACACATAGTTTTACACATGGTTATCCACAGATTTATACACATTTTGTGTAATATGTATTGACAAATCAATCCTGAACATATAATATAAATGTGTAGCTAAGGTTACACGTTAATAATGCTTCAGGTTGTACGTCTCTCAATATATGAGAATGACCGAACCCTGGAGCTTTTTATTTTATACGGAGGATAATATATGAAAACTGCTATACTTGTAGATGGTGGATTCTATCGCAGGCGGGCTCAAATTGTTCTAGGCGATATTCCTGCCAAGGATCGTGCTATTGAATTGGCAAATTATTGCAAACGCCACCTGAACTCTCATGGCGAACATAATAACGATCTGTATCGTATATTTTACTATGACTGTCCTCCTGCTTCGAAAAGACTTTTCCACCCCTTTCTTCAGAAACAGGTGGATCTGTCCAAAACTGACCTGTATATCTGGATGAATGAATTCCTCACTGAGCTGAAGAAAAAGAGAAAGTTTGCCATCCGCTTAGGAAAACTCGCCGAAGAACAGGCTCATTACACTATCCGTCCTGATGTTGTCAAAAAGCTCTGCCGCGGATCCATTTCTTTTTCGGATCTGCAAGAGTCTGATTTTTGCATTGAGATAGATCAAAAAGGTGTTGATATGAAAATCGGTTTGGATATTGCATCTATGGCATATAAGCATCAAGTTGATCAGATCATCCTGATTTCCGGAGATAGTGACTTTGTATCTGCTGCAAAACTTGCCCGTCGGGAAGGTATTGATTTTATACTCGATCCGCTGGGTGCACCTATTAAGCCAGATCTGTTTGAACATATAGATGGACTGCGTACCTGCGATAAACGGTTCACGCCAACCAATAAGTAAAAAAATCAGCCCCAGTGCGCCAACACCGGAGCTGATCCGATTACCGGGTAAACCGATAAATCACCTTGAACAAGTGCATTTTATCATTTTCCCGGACGGATTGCAATGCAAACATATGTCCGGGCATTTTTATGCCCATTTTTCCGTACATTTACTTAGGAGGAATGTGCAATGTCTAAGAAAGTGATGCGAAAATCTCCGGAAGTCACGGAGCAGATCCGCACCGGTGCCGCTTATATTCGTGTCAGCACGGATGATCAACTGGAGTATTCTCCGGAGTCCCAGCTGGAAGAGATCAAACGGTACTGTCTGCAGCATAACATCCTGTTGCCGTCTGAATTTATCTTCGTGGAAGAGGAAGGACGCTCCGGCCGTAAATCCAGTAACCGTTATGCCTTCCAGAATATGATTGCAATGGCGAAGACCAAGCCGAAGCCCTTCGATGTCATTGTACTGTGGAAATTCAGCCGTTTCGCAAGAAATCAGGATGAGAGCACCTTCTATAAGTCCATGCTCCGGAAGAAACTGGGAATTGATGTGGTGTCTGTCAGCGAACCCCTGATTGACGGTATGTACGGTCGACTCATCGAAATGATCATAGAGTGGCAGGATGAATTCTATTCCGTGAATCTATCCGGGGAAGTGCGTCGTTCTATGCTCTCCCGGGCCCGGAAGGGACTCTATAACGGTAAGATGCCTCTGGGCTACACCAAACCCCCGAATGAGAATCCTGTTATAGAGGAGCAGGAGGCGGCCATAGTCCGGAAAATTTTCGACATGTACGCTTCAGGATCTGACATCAACTATATCACCAGAGGGCTGAATGATCACGGTTATAAGACCAAGACCGGGAAGAAGTTTGACCAGGAAGGTGTCATATATATTCTGGAGAATCCTTTCTATATTGGCAAGGTACGCTACAACATGAGAGAATCCAGTGCCACCAGTACCCTCCGTGATCCGGACGAATGGATTATAGCAGACAGCTTTCACGAACCTATTATTGATATGGAGACCTGGAATATCGTTCAAGAGCGCCGGGAACGCAGTAAGAAGCTGGCTGGCCGCTATGAGCATCCGGTCTCTCACGCCAAGCACTGGCTGTCCGGTCTGGTCAAATGCCCGGTCTGCGGTAAGTCATTGTCACACAAGGAAGGCTATCCCCGCAAGTCCACGAACGGGACCACGTACCTATCTGGGGAAGGCTTCCAGTGTCTGGGATACATGAAGGGGCTCCATAGTGGCTCACAGTTCATCTCAGCGAAGAAACTGACCGACTCTGTGATTACGTCCCTTAGAGACGTATTGGAGAGCACCACAGACGTATCCTTTGAACTTGTCCGGACCTATGAACCAACCATAGAACTGGATTGCCAGCGTTACCAGCGCGAGCTGGCTTCTCTGGATCGGAAACTGGAGCGTATCCGGGAAGCTTACATGAATGAAATTGATACTCTGGAAGATTACAAGCGAAATAAAGAAATGATTGAAAAGCGCCGTGCCGATCTGGAAGCTTTGTTGGCTGACATGACGACTGCTGCCTCCGGCCCTGAGAATTACAAAGAGCAGTTCTTGAACCGGGTACAGTCTGTCCTGGATATCATAGAAAGTGATGCTCCAAATGACCTGAAAGCGGAGGCTCTCCGGGGCATTGTGCGTAAGATTGTGTTCTACAAGGATACAAATACCCTTGAATTTCACTATTACCTCATGGTAGAATGAATCCTATAACCCGCATAAACACTGGGGTTATAGAATAGTAGCTGTATTTCCGGTCATCCCCCACCATGCCCCGCATCCAATACGATCAATGGCATAAAAAAGCTCCCGCATATCCTTTTGTTTCATGATATGCGGGAGTTTCCCCATTTAGATATTTTTTGCTTACTTTAAAATTGCTGCCGTCACTTCCTGCGGAATTACAAATTCCGGCGCTCCCATAGAACCGGGAGCCACTTCGTATTCATCAAAGGCAATGACCAGTTCGTCCTTTTCATTAAAATAGAAGTTCGTCTGCTCCGTGATCCCCTGAAAATTGAATTCCGGCATATCGTCATTATCCAGGAAATAGATCACGCCTTCATCCGCCGCCATCTGCTCCTTCATCTGGGTCTTAATGTTCTCGCTGATCGCGGAAATATAGTCGCTCCCTTCTGCAAACAGATCTTCCAGTGTCACCACATTTCCCGTCTGTTTATCAATCGTATAAAACTGATTATGCTCGTAGCCGCTGGCTTCCGTCTCCAAAACGCTTAATTTTACGGTATAATACCTCGCATTGTCCGTAACAACCTCCTGTGTTACATGCAGACCATGGTATCCTTCCTCGGATAAGGTATCCTCGAACTGACGGATCAGTTCCTCTACCGTAGCCTCCATATCCTGGTTGACCGCTTCCACACCGTCTTCCGACAGATTTGCTACCGCAGCCTCCTGTCCGACACCTTCCACACTTCCGGCAGCTGTGCCCTCAGGAGCGGCTGCCACTTCTCCAACGGAAGCACCTTCTCCCGCATCTTCTCCATAATTGATCTGTGCAAGTTCTACTTCGGCATCATGGTTCTCATCGTTGTAATTGTACTGCCGCACTGTTACCAGCCTAAAAAAGCCACCCAGCAACGGAATATTTTCCATGGCATGGGCTATCTGCATATTGGTATTTGGCAGTGCGATCATCACGACAGCTGCCGCAGCCACCGCCGTCCATGCAGAACGCCTTCTGGCGTGCTCTGCTCTTTTTTTCTCCATCCGGGCTCTGTCGATACCTGCCTGCAGCCGTTCCCGTCCCGTTTCGGGTATTATCATATTCTCATACTCCTCTTTTAATTGCCTCAACTGTTCCTGTTCAGTCATATCTATTCTCCATCTGTCCGGTCTGTTCGGACCGGTCATGTTATCTCTTTCCATATCTCTTTTCCTGTATCTGTCTTATGTCCTGCATATATATGATGTCGGGGGCAAAATCCCACGACTTTGACTACGGATTACTCAGCCCATGCTACCCTCGAGGTTCAGCCGCAGCTTTTTCATCACCCGGTATAGCCTGCTCTTTACTGTACTCAGGTTCTCATCCAGGATCTTCGCGATCTCCTCCAGCTGCCTGTCCTCAAAAAATCGTAGGACTACGATGGCACGATCCTTTGGGTCAAGATTTTCTATTGCGCGTTTTAAATCAATATTTTCATAGATATCTTCACTTGCCGCCTGGATCTCCTCCACATCCGCGCTCTCCTTCCGGCTGCGCAGGAAGCTGCACGCCTCATTGATCACGATCCGGTACACCCAGGTCTCCACGTATTGCGGCTCCTTCAGGCTGTCACTTTTTAAAATGGCTTTATAGGCTGCTTCCTGTACAATATCCAGCGCGTCCGCTTCATTATGTACATAACTATAAGCAAGACGGTAATACTTCTCATACCCTTCCGTCAGGGCACGCTCCACCGCCTGTTCTTTTTTTCTGTCCGACATATATCCTTTCCTCACTTTTGAAAACTGCATGCAATTATTTTTCGGTATTTATTGTAACACATATTCTTTTGATATATTCTACTATTTTGACGCTGTATTCCAGCAAAAAGTTTCACCGGCAAAAAATATTCCAGACTGAGTTTTTTTTCTTTTTTTCTTTTAGTTTTCTATCATTTTTGACGCAAATAAGCGGCATACGTCTCTTCATCAAGACATACACCGCTTGTCATGTTTATACTGTTACACCCTTTGCCAGTACGCTCCCACATTCCCACTTTTATTCAATTACTATGTCAGATACTTATTCTTCCTCAGAACCACTCTTTTTTCTTACATAGAATACGGCTCCAAAAACAATCAGTATAATACAGATACCTATAATAATGATTATCGTATTATTCCATGCATATTTTGAAGTGCTGTCATCTGTCTTAGGTGCAGGAATGGTTTCATCAGATTTGTTGTCTGCCTGACCGTTATCACTCATAATCTTGGCATCAACAACAATCGTGTAATCTGATGCATGGGTAAATACAAGTTCCACATTTCCATCCGGATCAATCTGTTCGGCGCTGATAAATTCCAGTTCCCCGGTCACGTTATTGATCACATCCACAGGAAGTATGGCTTTTCCGCTGGGCTGATGTTCAGCAGGAAGCCCATGAACAAGTGCAGCAGAAGAAAGAAAAATAGATGAAGAAAGCCGCCTGAGCAGAAAGAAACTGTTCGGGCGGTTTCAGCATTCGCCAGTAGATTTATTCACACTCTTGTGATAAAATTTACTACAATAAAGAGCGTGATAGCACTAATTTTATGGGGGGATGCTTAATGAATAGAATTTTGAAAAAATTTTTACAGCGGGGTGTCGATTTAAGTCCTGTGGGAGTTGAACTCCGTGAGGATAATACAAATTATTTTTGTACCCCAAAAGGGGCATCGGTTTTTGGATGGGCAGGGATAGATGGTATCCACTTCTGTTTCATTCGTGGATTTGGAGAGATGGTTTTCTCTGTCAGCCCCATGAATACTTCTCCTGATTATGTTCATCCAGTAGCTGAAAATTTTACCGACTTTCTGCGGCTTATACTGGCTTGTGGTGATGTGGCGGCAGTGGAACAAGCGTGGATGTGGAACGAAGCACAGTTTGAAGCCTTTCTCAATGAAAACCCTACAACCCAGGAACAACAGCAAACTTTATCGGAAATTTCAGAGAAGATGAATTTGTTGCCTATGGAACAACCGTGGACATATATCAAAAACCTGCAATCTTCCTTTGATTACAGTCAGATTAAATACACAGAAGATTATTACGATAATGATATGACTTCAGAGGCAGAATTGGTTGCCCCTGAATGGAAGGTCTACTTTGATGGAGATTTCTGGGGACATCGAGGTAAAGACCGTGCCGGAAAAGAGATCAAGCTGGATAAACAATTCGATTGGGCTGGATATCATTGGGTAATTCCGGCAGCTTATTCATGTAGCAAAGGACTTGTCGTTGATTTTTGTATGCGAGTTGATTCAGAAAGCATCCGTGACTTCATGAAAAAATGGAATCTGGACTGGGAAAATGACTCATGTGAAAATTTTACCCGTGAGCAACAGATGCAGATGGAATGGGAAAACCCACTTTGTTTTAACTTCAAACCTTGCTTGAAGTTAAACGAGAAAATATTACAGACAACCCATGGCTGCGCTGTGAGCTTTAATCCTTGTCTGCCAGATGGCGTTATCAATGAGTTGGAAGCAAAATGGGCAATCGACCATTATGGGCTGGATAGTACTTATGGCTGGGTCATATGCAGAGACGTATTTCCTTGGGGAACCAAGCATCACCCTGAAATCAATAAACTTTTTCTTACAATGGAGCAGCAACCAGGACAAGTTCCAGGCTCACATTTCAAAGTTCACGCACCCGGAGATTCATTTATGTTTTCCCATCCTGTTAGCGGAATAACCCATACACTGACCGTGCAGGAAATAGAACAGCAGACAGTTCCTCAAAATAGTTTTGGTTCTGATCGCTGGATTTATCCGACACATTATATTGCCATGAGTTATACACTTACCCCTGAACCGATGGAGAACATTTCGGTTTTTGACTGTGATGAAGGCGATAGACCGATAGAAGTTACACCAGACGATCATTCGTTCCGTCCAGTTGGCAGTAGTTCCTGTTTTGTTGTTGGTGTTATTGGTGGTGCAGATGGTCCGACAGCAGTTATATATGGAACAAATTCACAAGAAAAACTTCATGCTGCTTGTTCTGCTCTGCACTTTGAACCGGTTGGTGATGATGTCGAGTGGCGTATCGTGTTCAATGTTACGCAGTTTGACAAAGAAACATTCCCAATTATCTAAAAATACCCTTAGAACTCTAAGGGCGCACTTCTATACTCTCTATCGAGAGTAGTGCGTCCTGCGGAGCTTCATTCTCTGTCAGCAGAAGAAAACTGCTTGCCTGCGAATGTTGCGTCACTTCGTTCCGTCAAGGTGGCTACACCCCCTTGCACCGCTAAAGCGGCTATCCCCTGTGGACTTGCCGTCCGCAAACGGTTTTGACA